TTGTCCGTCGCTCGAAAAACCTTGATTTTCCAGTGTTTTCAAAAGTATCGTTATCTAACGTCAGCTTTTGACCGTCCGGCCTTCCAGGAAATGATGCGGATGATCGAGCAGGGCGAGGCCAACTGCGTAATTGTAAAAGACCTTTCCCGCCTGGGACGCGAATACATAGAAACTGGCCGTTATATGCGCCGGGTGTTCCCGGCTTACGGCGTCCGTTTTATCGCCATCAATGATAACGTGGACACGGAAACCGATGCTGCCGATGACCTTACCGTCTCTGTCAAAAATATTATGAATGAGGCATACAGCCGGGATATTTCTGTAAAGACCCGGAGCGCCCTGGATGTGAAACGCCGCAGCGGTGATTTTGTCGGAGCCTTTACCATTTACGGTTATGTAAAAACCGGCGATAAGCATAAAAGTCTGGAAGTTGACGAATATGCGGCGGGTGTGGTGCGGGATATTTTCAGAAAGCGTCTGGAAGGGTTTAGCGCTTCCCATATTGCGGATGAACTGAACCGGATGGGCATACTTTCCCCACTGGCATATAAACGCAATCACGGGATGCCCCATGCAAAAGGCGGCTATACGGATCGCAAGGACTGTAAATGGTCTGCGACTACCATTATCCGTATTTTGCAGGATGAAACCTACACCGGAACGCTGGTACAGGGAAAGCAGACGACGCCCCACTTCAAGCTGAAAGAGCGTGAGGACAAGCCTTCCTCCGAATGGGTCCGTGTGGAGGGTACCCACGAGGCAATTATCCAGAAACATGATTTTGATCTGGTGCAGAGGCTCCGAAGGATTGATACCCGCACCTCTCCAAAGTCAGATAAGGTCTACCTGTTCTCCGGCATTTTAATCTGCGGGTGCTGCGGTTGCCGCATGACCCGCAAGACGAACCGTTACAAGGACAAGGAATACCACTACTACTATTGCCCGACCGGAAAGAAAAATGGCTGTACTTCCTCTGTCATGTTAAAGGAAACAGACTTGATCGAGTGTGTGCAGGACAGCTTGAAAGGCCATATTGAAAATGTAGCTTCCCTGGATGCTCTGCTGTCCAGTATTAGTCAGGAGCGGATCAACCGGGAACTGGTTCAGGAATATACCGCGCAGATCAAGGCAAACGAAAGGCAGCGGGCGCAGATCGAGGGATTCAAGACAAAGCTCTATGAGAACCTGGTAAGCGGGATTCTCACCAAAGAAGAATATCTTTCCTATAAGCGGAAATACAATGCCGACATTGAACTTCTGCAAAAGGCGATTGACGAATGGGAAGAACGCCTGACGGATGTACTGGAGAACCGCAGCGAGCGGAACCGCTGGATCAACCATTTCATGCAGTTCTCCACAATGGAAGAAATTGACCGCCGTGCGGTCATGCAGCTTATCCGCAGTATCCGGGTAATCGGCAAGGACGAGCTGCATATTGAATTTAACTATCAGGATGAATATAAAAAGGCCGTCGCACTGGCGGAGCAAATCGCGGAACAGGCCGCAGAAAGGAAGGCAGGCTAAATGGCAAGAAAAAGCAGGAAACAGACGGAATCTCCCATGCCGGCGCCGTCCTTATATGTATATGTGGCACTGTATATCCGGCTTTCCGTGGAGGATAACAAGAAACGGGGCTGCTCCGTGGAGAACCAAAAGCTGGTGCTGAATGATTTTCTGGCGGACAAACCGGATTTTGTAGTCTATGACACATACATCGACAATGGACTGACGGGTACAAATTTCCACCGCCCCGGATTTCAGCAGATGCTCTCTGATATTGAAGCGGGCCATATCAACTGTGTGATCGTTAAAGACCTTTCCCGGCTTGGACGCAATTCTATTGATACCGGCTATTATATTGAGCAGTATTTTTATGCGCATAATGTCCGTTTTATTGCGGTCACGGACCAGTTTGACACGGCGGACCCCGGCAACCTTCACGGCGGCATTATGCTTCCCCTGAAGAATATGATAAATGAAGCCTATTCTCTGGATATTGGAAGAAAGATCAAGGCACAGGCAAGACAGGCCATGAAAGACGGCGATTATATTGGCGCACGGGCACCCTATGGCTACCGGAAAGACCCGGATAACTGCCACAAGCTGCTGATCGATGAGAATACGGCTCCTGTCGTGAAACAGATTTTTGAATGGGCTTATGAGCGCGTAGCGTTGAACCGTATCGTCCGTAACCTCAATGAAATGGGGATTGCGGCGCCAAGCCACTACAAAAAATCCACCGGTGAAATCACCAGCCCCGGCCTGATTGGGAGCGGCAAATGGCAGACCCGCACGGTAATGAAGATTTTAGAAAGCGAAGTTTATACCGGCGATCTGGTGCAGGGCAAAACAAAGATGGTGGACCACCAGCAGGTCAAGGCTGACGATGACAACCTGATTATTGCCAGACGCACCCATGAGCCGATTATCAGCCATGAACTCTTTACTGCGGTACAGGAATACCGGAAACAGGTCTGCGAGGAAAGCCGGGCGGTCCCCAAACGCCCCTATACCCCGAATATTTTCAAGGGTAAGGTATTCTGCGCCGACTGTGGCAGGAGCCTCCACCGGCAACGGGCGGAACGTAAAAAAGGCCCGGATATTTACTGGTTCCATTGCCTCACGAACAGCCGTGTGGCGAAAGATACCTGCAAAGGCGTGATGATGCAGGAGACAGAGCTGATTGCAACCGTCACCACTATTTTAGAAAAAGAGCTGTCCGTTGCTTTGGGTATGTCCCTTCCTCTCTTTCAGTTGGAGGCAAGGCAGAAACAGAAAAAAGACGGGCTGAAATCCCAAATGTCTGCCAAACGGCAGGAAATAGAGAAACAGCGGCGTTTAATCCGGGGGCTGTATGAAAACTTCGTACAGGGCATTTTAACCAGCGATGAATATTTTGAACTGAAAGCAGGTTATGAGGAATCTATCACTGTCCTTTCCGGCGATATTGAGGCGCTTGAAAAAGATATGGATGCCCTGGATGACCAGCTTGTACGCTACCGTGCAATGGAAAAAGACGCAAAATCACTGGCTCAGGACCATGTATTGACGGCGGAACTGATTGAACGGCTGATTGAGCGGATTGAGATCGACCATGAGCGGAATATCCGTGTTTTTTTCCGGTTTAAGAGTGAATTTCAGGGGGAGGCGGTAAAATGAAGCAGAAATATGTGATTGCCCTTTATATCCGCCTGTCTGTGGAGGACTTCAAGACGGAAAGTTTGAGTATTCCCAACCAAAAGCTGCTCCTTCTGGAAAAGGCCATGTCGCTGCAGGAATGGGATAACAGCGAAGTCCTGGAATTTGTTGATAACGGCCATACAGGAACCAACTTTGAACGTCCCGCGGTACAGGAGCTTTTGACAATGGTGCAGGCCGGGAAAATTGACTGTATCATTGTGAAGGACCTTTCACGGTTTGGCCGCAACAGCATTGAGACCGGCTATTTCATTGAGCGAGTGTTTCCGCTTTACCATACCCGGTTTATTTCTGTCAGCGACGATTTTGATACCGCCAATTTCAAAGGAGATACCGGAGGGATTGACATTGCCTTTAAGTATCTTATCAGTGAGTGTTACAGCCGGGATATGTCCATGAAAACGAAAAGCGCCAAATACGCAAAGATGCGCCGGGGCGAGTATCAAAGCGTCATTTGTCCTTATGGCTACCGTAAGAGCGCAGACGGGCGTATGGAACCGGACGAGGAAGTGTCAGAAATTGTCCGGCAGATATTTGAATGGGCAGCCGACGGCAATACCGCCGCAGAGATCACGAGGAAACTGTACGCCATGAAGATTCCTACGCCTGGAGAATACCGGAGGAATAAAGGCAAAGATCACTACAATGTTTCCCGAACGCATGGCGTCTGGAACAGTTCAACGGTGCTGCGGATGCTGGCGGACCAACGGTATATCGGCACCTATGTGATCGGTAAGCGCAAGGTACAGGAGATTGGCAGCCGCCGCATGAAATTGAAGGATGAAAGCGAGTGGTTCAAAATCCCGGATCACCACCAGGCAATCGTAAGCAAGGAACTGTTTGAGAAAGCCAATGCTTCAATTAAGCGGTTCTCCCTTCCCAATAAAAAGCAGCGTGACTACCTTCTCCGTGGAAAGGTATTCTGTGGATGTTGCGACCATGCCATGTCACTCAGAAATGATGTCTGGTTTTACTGCCGTCATTCCGAAGTGGCAGAAAATCTTCCTTGTCACGGGGTAAGGGTAAAAATGGTTGATCTGGAGCAGGCGGTTTTTGAGATAATCCGGGCGCAGATGTGTCCGGCGCTGGGAATTGACAGCAGCAAAGACAAGCTGGATTTGCAGACGGTTCAGCAGGCCGAGCATGAAGATAAGCTGCACTCTATCCAGGACAGTAAACGGCAGCTCTATGAACAGTATGCGCTTGGAGAGATTGACCTGGAAACCTACAGGGAGCGGAAAGCGGTATATGACGCGGAACTGGTGCAGGCAAAGAATGTCCATGCCGCTATTACCGCACAGACCAAACAGATACAAAGCGATTACGAAGCAAGACTGAAACAGCGTGAAATCGTTCAGGAAGTAGACAGTGCCGGCACTCTGACGCAAGCCCTGATTGACCGGCTTATCAATAAGGTCTATATCTTTCCGGGAGACCGGATTGAGATTGAATATGTTACGCAGGACTTCTTAGCAACTGCGGAACCGTGAAAGGAGGCATGAGCCATGAACGCCGTATGGAACAGCTACGGGCAGCTATGCGGTTGCCCGGAAATTTTCAAAAAAAGTTGCAAATTTTTTTGTCGTGAGCTTGACATACGGGTGGCGCAGGTCGTGAAACCGAATTTTGCGCAGACCGTATTGCCTGATCAGGTCGGCGAACCGCTGCGTGACCCGATTTGGGCGTATCAGCCCGCCGAGTTGATCGACGCAGATATAATCATCGTATTTGCGATTGTAACTGCCCTTGAACATACGGCGGTACAGGTCCTGCTTTTCCCGCTCCTCGCACAGCATTTCATACACCGGGTCCGGCAGCGGCAGCGTGCGGCGGCTGGATTTGTTTTTCATTTCCTCCACAGGTTCGATGATGACCTTGCCGTTTTCCTTGTACTCAATGATTTTGGTGTCGAGCAGTATGGTTTTCTTTTTCCAATCTACCCGTGACCACCGTGCGCCCAATGCTTCGCTGCGGCGCAGCCCCAAGCCGCCCGCCAGCATGACAGCCGGATAGATAATATCCCCGCGGATAAGCCCCAGCATAGCAATCAGTTCTTCCTCGGAATAGTTTTCACCCGTAAACTTGTTTTTCTTCGGGCGGTCGATGCGGTCAAAGGGGTTCGAGTTAATGAGCCCATCCTTGAAAGCCCGCTTGAAAGCGCTGTGCAAGACGGTGTGGTAGTGGATAACGGTGTTGGCGACAACGTGTGATTCGAACATCCAATCATAAAAAACCTCAATGTCTTTTGCGGTGATGCTGCCGACCGTCAGTTCCTTTCGGGCAGTAAAATACCGCCGAATTCTACCGTTTATCATTCCGCGGTAGCTTTCGGCGGTACTCTTTTGAATGTTTTTCTCAATCTTTTTATAGTAGGCACACATATAATCGTAGATCGGGATATCCGAGGCAGGCTTTTTGTTTTGGGCGATCTGCTCGGCGTAGGACTGCTCAAAGGCTTGCATCACCTCTCGGTAGGTTTTGTTCACCTTTGATTTGTTGGCGCTTTCGGGCAGTCCCAGCGCACGCCATACAGGCTTTGTCCTGCCGTTCTCTCTGACCTGTATCACGGCATAGAGACGGCCTTTCTTAGCCTGTACGCTGGCTGCAAGTGTAGTCATGGCATTCATTTGCTTTCACTCCTTTTTTATTTTTGCTGACACGAACAATATCACAACTCACCGCACAAGTCCAGACTTTTTCGGGAGTTTTCTCAAGAAAACAGACCTTTGGGTTCGAACTCGGGACTTCTTTTTGCCGCAGATAGTCAATGAGCTGCGATTTGGCAATGCGGTTTTCTCTGCCGACCTTCACTGCCGGAAGGGCCTTTTCTTTTATCAGCTTGTATACCGTCTTGGTGCTGACCCGCAGGATCTCCGCCACCTCGGTGACGGTAAGCGCCGCCGGATAGCAGCGCAATTCTTTTTCGTGTTCTTTTTTCGTCATAGGCAATTCCTTTCTCCTACATATTCATGATATGTCCGTCGTTTTCCTCGGCGGTCATATCTTCTTCGCTGTCGGCTGCGGCGGAGAGGATACCGACCGCAAGCCCGATAACGGCACCGAGGTTGGAGGCGTTTTCCTGCGCCTCAATGCGCTTTCGGCGTTCCTCCGGGTCCTCGGCAGTACTGTCAATTATACTGCCAGCTTCCAGAATACCGCGCAGACCAGCAGCGACAGCGCCACCGCCGATACAGCCGCGGCTATCATAATTTTCAATATTTTTCGGCGAAGTTTCTCTATCGTGCCGTCCAACGTCTCGGTATGGATATATAATAAAAAAGTGGACAAGTATGATAAAATAGAAGACAGAAAAAG